AGCAGATCGGCGGGGCCATCACCTACATCCGCCGTCAATCCATCCAGACCGCGTGCGGCATCTCGGTCGACCTCGACGATGACGGCGCCGTGGCCTCTGGCTTCCGTTCTGCGGCCTCGCAAGCCTCCGCCCCTGCCTTCTCCCCCGCCCCCCGCCCGCTGACCAAATGAGTGCTGACCCTATCGACGCGGCCTTCAAGGCCCTGCATAACCACAACCTCGCCGCCGCCGCCGAAGCCCGGGCAGAGAACCAAGCCAAGACCATCTCCGAGATGCGCTACGCTGGCAACGAGCTCGCCCGCGTCATGGAAGACATCCTCGGCTCCGACATGATCACCTGTCAAATCTCCCGCGCCGTGATGACCTCCACCGTGGCCAAGTGGAAGAACGCCAAGACCAGACAACTCTGATGGCTGACGTCCCCAAGGGCATCGAACGGATCGCGGCCACCGTGCCGAAGCAGTACGCCCTGCTGCTGTTCCTGGACGGCTTTCCCTACGTCGAGTTCACGGCCCGCAAGCACGCCGACTTCCTGACCGACCTCAACGCGTGGAAGCGCAAGACGTACCCGTCCCTCGTCCGCTCCCAAGTCCGCTACTTCACGCTTGCACCTAACGGCGAGATAAAGGAACTTACCTTTACGCCCGTCCGCTCATGACCAACCGCGAAAACATCAAGCGCCTCGTCGAGAACATCACGGGCTCGCTCGCCACCGTCCAGCACATCGCCGGACGTTATGAACAGCACGACGCCGACATCATCACGCTCTCCGACCTTAACCGCTCGGCCATCACCGAGCTACAGGTCTTCACGGATCACATCGAGACCGCCGATGAGTCCGCCCAGGTCAAGCCGCTACATGACCGCGTCCACGTGCTCGTCGTTCAGTTGCGCGTCCTCCGCAATACGCTTGAGGCCATGGAGAACGCCGCCGAGGCCGCCCTTGAAGACGTGCGCCGCATCTCGGCCAGCGTCGAGGAAGCGAACCCCGAAGATGACAGCCTGTGAGCAAAGCCTGCGAACTATGCAAAGGTGCCTGCTGTGAGAGCATCCTGCTCCCCATCGACGTATCCCCGACCACGACCGAATTCTACGCCGCCCGTGGCGAGGTTTTCCAGATTGTCGGACGCACCTTCGCCGAACTGCCTTCCCGTTGCCCGCACCTATCCGGCTCCGGCAAGTGCAAGACCTACGCCAACCGCCCGGTCGCCTGCTCTCGCTTTGCCGTAGGCTCTACCATGTGCGTGACCGCCATCGAGCGCCGACGCCCCGATCAGGCCGACGCCATCATGGCCCTTCTCTGATGCTTAACTTCTTTCTAGGATTAATGGTTGGATACTTTGTCCGCGTATCCATTCAACTCGTCACCGAAGACGACAACGACTGACCTTTCCCACCAACACCCAATAAAATACCCATGCCCGACCTCATCACCGAACGCGTCATCTATGACGGCATCCAAGCGCTCAACCAATCCGGCGCCAAGGAACTGCTCAAGTCCCCTGCCCACTACCAGGCTTACCTCTCCCGCACCCGCGAAGAGTCCAAGGCCCTCCGGGTAGGCACGGCGGTCCACAAGCTCGCCCTTGAGGGCCTCGACGCCTACAACGCCACCCACGCCATCGCACCGGACGTGGACAAGCGCACGAAGGAAGGCAAGGCCGAGTGGGCCGAGTTCGTCACCGCCAACGAAGGCAAGGCCATCCTGACCGCTGAGGAAGGTGCCCTCGTTGACGCCGTGGCCAACTCCGCCGCCGCCTGCATGAAGGCCAACGGAATCGTCCTCTCCAAGACCGAGGTCATGTTCACCGCGTTCATCGGCGACACCTTGGTCAAGTGCGCCATCGACGGCATCTCCGACGACGGCTACATCTATGACCTCAAAACGTGTGAGGACGCCAGCCCTCGCGGATTTTTGGCTGCATCCCGTAAGTATAATTACGCCCTGCAAAATTACTTCTACCGCCACGCCGTGGAGTCCGCCTACAAGTGCCGGGTGCTCGGCTTCCGCTTCATCGCCGTCGAGAAGGAGCCGCCCTACGCTCACGCGGTCTATGAGCTCGGGCCTGAACTGATGACCGGGGCCGCGTTCGATTTCGAGAAGGCGCTGGCCCTGTACAAGGACTGCACCGCCTCCGGCAACTGGCCCGGCTACCAGACCGAGATCACCACCATCGACATCGCCGCCAAGCCCAGCGCCGCGACCAACATCAACTTCGCCTAATACCATGACCACCGAAAACAACCGCGTCCCGCTCACATCCATCAGCACGAACGGCACGTACAAGCTGAAACTCATCAAGCCCAAGTTCGAGAAGGTGAAGCAGTGGGAGGACGGCACCACGTCCTGCCGCCTGTTCTTCGTCGATGACAAGGGCTTCTGCCTGTCCAAGAACTTCTCCAGCAAGTACGGCAAGGCGCTCGCCATGCTCGTCGGCAAGTTCTCCGGCAAGTTCACTAACGAGATCAGGCTCGACGCGACCCCCGCCGAGTACCTCCAGTACTTGGAGCCCGCCTGCGGCCAGACCATCCTCGTCGGCGTCGAGGTCGAGGCCAACGGCGAGTGGCAGGGCAAGCCTCAGTACAAGTACAAGATGACCTACCCCCGCGGCTCCCAGAAGCCGACCGCTCCCGAAGAGCCTTTGCCCCCCGAAGGCGTCCCCTTCTAATCCCGTGACCGACGCACCCACGCCGATGGCCGCCCCGACGCTCGTCCTAATCGCAGGATATGCCAGGGCCGGGAAGGACACCCTTGCCTCTGGCATCCTCGAGTGGTCTCAACGACCCGCCGAACACATCAACTTCGCCGACGCCCTCAAGGAGGCCGCGAACCACTACATGGATTATCTCGGCCTTGACGGCAACTTCTTCAAGGAAGACTTCAAGGTCGATAACCGTGACTTCCTCGTGCACGCGGGCAAGTTCGCACGGCGCATGGATCGGGATGTCTTCGCCCGCCACTTCGCCAACTGGTGCCCGGTCATGAAGCACCACGACCAACCCTCCCCTGAGACGGTCGTCTGCTCGGATTGGCGCTACGTCAACGAGCTGCGGGTCTGTCAGGACATACTCTGGGAGAAGGGCTGGAAGGTCCGCACCATCTATGTGGCCACGGCTGGGGTCGGTCCTGCCAACGACGAGGAACTCGACAGCATCGCAGAGATACGCGCCTCCCACCTGTTCGACCAGGAGTACATCTTCCGGCCAAACACCCGTAACCAGATCATGACCGAAGGCCGCAACCTCGCCCGCTCATGGAAACTCTGAACCCCGAGACGCTGCGCTGGGCGAACAAGGTCGGCATCAAGCCCGACCGCTTGGCCTTCCTGCTGGCCTGCCCCAAGTACACCCGCACCGGGCGCAATGACCGCCCCGCCTACATCAAGGCCGAGAACCCGAACCACCACCTCCAGAAGCTCGGCGACTGCTACTGGTTCCGCCTGCGTCGTCGCGGCAAGGACATCGTCGAGAACATCGCCAGCGACCTCGAGACCGCCCGCAAGCGCCGTGACGAGATGCTCGCGGCCTTCGACGCTGGCAAGCCCATCCCCTATATCAACGTCCGATGAGCACACCCACCCGCTTCGTAGCCTTCGGCGATAACCACGGCGACATGGCCGACGAGAACGCCGTCGAGGCCCTTTGCGAGTTCATCAAGGACTACAAGCCGAGCGTCCGCGTCCACCTCGGCGACTGCTTTGACTTCCGATCACTGCGCCGTGGAGCGGGGCAGGATGCCGAAGGCGCTGAGTCCCTCATCTCCGACATCGAGGCCGGTGAAGCCTTCCTTGAGCGCACCAAGCCCACCGTCTACCTGATGGGCAATCACGAGCACCGTGCACAAGCCCTACAGCATACCTCGGGCTCCGCCCTGGTACGCGACTACTGCGCAGACCTCGAGGCCCGCATCAAGACCGCCGCGAAGAGCTGCGGAGCCAAGACCATCCTTCCCTACCACGCCGAAAAGGGTGTCTATCGCCTAGGTCAGGTCGCCTTCATCCATGGCTACGCTCACGGCCTCAACGCCACCGCCGAGCAGGGCAAGCACTACGCCGACCGCGGCGGCGCTCTGATCCACGGCCACACCCATACGCTCGCCCAGGTCAACCTCACCAAGGCCGAAGGCGGCGCCGCTTTCTCCGCTGGCTGTCTCTGCCAGAAGGACGCCATGGCCTACGCGTCGCACCGGCTCGCCACCTCCCGCTGGGGCTCAGGCTTCGCCGCCGGATGGGTCGACGGCAAGGACTGGAAGGTCTGGCTCGTCCACCGCGTCGGCAGCCGATGGGTCTGGACCACCGACCTCAAGGTATTCACGCCTAAGGCCAAATGAAGCGCTTCGATGCCCACGCCCTGCTCGCCGCCCTTGTAAGCGAGCCAGAGGACGTGCCCGCTGGCTGGGTCAAGACCACTGAGGTCGTCCGCCTGCTAGGCTACAACACTCGCGCCGGAGTCGCCCTACCCCTCTCCCGCATCCTTAAGGCAGGCTTCGCCGAACGTAAGACCATCCCTCGCGGTCGTTTCATCTTTCGCCTGTCGCCCAAGTTCAAGACCTGGGCACAAGCGAAGGCCGCAGCCGAAGCACTAGACGCCTTCAAGGCCCCCGCAGGATGGGTTACCCTCTCCGAGTACGCCCGCAAGCACCGACGCACCGTCCGCGGCATCCAATACCGCATCGACGCCGCCCAGATCCCCGTGCGCATCCTCCGCAACCCTCGCCCGGTCCCGCACTACCGCCAGTCCGACCTCGACCGCATCCTACGCAAAGCATCTTGACCACGGGCACCCACGCCCACAAACCCAACCCTCTCTTCCATGATCCCGCCGAACAACGTCGCCGCGGAACGCCACCTCCTCGGCGTGCTCCTACGCGAAGCCGCCCACCTACCGGGCGACCTCCAGCCCTCCGACTTCTTCGAGCCCGCCCATCAGGACATCGCCGCCGCCATGCTCTCGCTGGCCGTGGACGGCATCGCCCCTGACGAGCTGACGGTCAGCCAGCGCCTACGCCAGGTCAACAGCCCGGTGGATGCGGCCACGGTCTCGCTTCTGGTCAGTGACGCAGGCCAAGCCACCTTCCGCTTAGAGCACGCCGACATGATCGCGGACGCTGCCATCCTCCGCCGTGCCCTCGTCGCCGCCGAACAGGCCACCGACGCTGACACCCTGCTCGACCATTATGCCACCATCGCCGAAACCCGCAAGGGGCGTAAAGCCAAGCATGGTCCGCAGCGCATGGACTTCGACGCGCTCATCTCCTTCGAGCGTAAGGAAGACCCGTCCTGCATCCTCGGCAATCACCGCTGGCTCTGCAAGGGTGGCTCCCTCCTCATCGTCGGTCAGTCCGGCACGGGCAAGTCATCCCTCATGATGCAGGCCGCCGTGCATTGGTGCATCGGCAAGGACTTCTTCGGCATCAAGCCCGCCAAGCCCCTGCGCGCCATCGTGCTCCAGGCTGAGAATGACGCGGGCGACATCTCCGAGGCGTTGCAGGACGTCATCGCCGGCGCCTACCTCGACAGCGACGAACGCTCTCAGCTGCGCGAACACCTCGCCATCTTCCGCGACACCGTCAGCACCGGGACGACCTTCACCTCGGCCCTGCGTGACCTCATCATCGAGCACAAGGCCGACATCGTCTTCGTCGACCCCCTCCTGTCCTTCGCGGGCATCGACGTCTCCGATCAGGAGCAGGCTTCCAAGTTCCTGCGCCATGACCTAGCCCCCATCCTCCTCGAGACAGGCGCCGTCCTCGTGGCCATGCACCACACCGGGAAGCCCAAGGCCGCCTCCGACAAGGAAGGCCACACCGTAGCCGACCTAGCCTATGCGGGCCTCGGTTCCTCGGAGTTCACCAACTGGTTCCGCGAGGTTGCGGTCCTCTTCCGATGCCAGGGCGAGGAGCCGATTTACAAGTTCGGCCTGACCAAGCGCCGTGGCCGTGCCGGCCTCAAGGACCACGCCAATCAGTTCAAGGGAGAGATTTACATCCGCCACGCCGCCGAGAAGGGGGTCATCCGCTGGGAATACAGCCAGCCCCCCTCCGAGATTGCGTCCGAAGCGTCCAGCAGGGATACCGATTCCCGCCCCGCTAAGGGGTCGCCAAGGCGTTTAGGTCTGTCGTAAGACCGAGGACAGCCAAAAGGCCACAAAAGCCCGCCTAGGCCATCCTAGGCTTGACTTTGGATAAATCGATGACAGGCTAATAGACAACCTACTACTAACCACTTTAACAAACCCTTTATCAAACCGTTAGAGGGGGACAAATACAAGATGCAGTCCCCCTCACCCAGTCCCTACGGCCTTGGCTGACGCCGGCCTAGGTCTGGGTCTAGAGGCAAGATACAGGGATACATTTCCACCACCATGAATAACCCGACAAAACCGCGCCGTCCTAGGCGCCTGAACAAAGCCGAGATTATCAAGGCTAAGGAACGTTACCGCGATATGTGGGCTTCCAATCGTGCCAGGATGCTCAAACTCGCTGAGCTAGGCCGCAAGGCCATCTCTGCCAAGCATGACGAACACAGGCTTTGGATGAGACAATGGCTAGCCAAGTGTCCTTCGCACTTCAGCCGCGAACAACTCCGCCGGATGATTGACCGTGACCGGGCCGAGGGCGACACGGCCAAGACCGAGTCTTACGTGAAGACCATGATCCGTTACGGGTACGTCAAGTTCGACGACTCGACGATGCTCTGGGAGAATATGTATTTCAAACTATGAGCATGGACATACCACTAGGGCCTAAGATGGAACTACACGTGACAACCGCATTGGACTTTTTCCCCGATGCCATGACCAAGAAGGAACTGATTGAACATTGTGCTGCCTACATTGCATCCAACCCGGAGATATACATTACTCCTGGTTGGTTTGCTCAAATCATGATGGAAGACGGCTTGCTGTTATCCAAGCGCAAGAACAAGATCAGAGGAAGCAAGGCGTTCCTTTGGCTTAACGTTCACAAGATGGATGGCAAATACAGGGGCAGGATTATCATCTGACCTTTGCCACTTGCCCCGCAGTCAAGATAGTTGACGCTGTTCCACGTGACACGCGCTAGGCTCAACGACCTGACGGCTCCGGTTAAGGAGGCCAAGTCGTTTGATGCTTGGTTCTTTGCTCAACCGAAGAAGGTCCAAGAGAAGATGCGCGAGAACGGCGTGCTGCCTTACGCTGAGATGGCGCAACCTCGGCACGTCTTCAACATCGATGCCAATCATCCTGACTGGGCATTCAACCCCACTGACCTAGGCAGACGCGAAGAGGTCGATGCGTTTATCTCTCGCGATCATGTCGGCGTCATGCTCAAGGGCTTCATGGATGCGCTGGCATGCACGGATAACTTCGCCTTCCGTCGCCACGTTGAGCTCATCCGCTGGGCGTTGAGTCTTCCCGGCTGTCTGTCCTCTCGCCTCATAGGCAAGATGTATGGCCGCTCTCACTTCTGGATGCGTGCCAGGGCTAAGGAAATCCAACGCACGGTGAACTCCGACGCGTGCGGTTTGTTTCCTCATGTGAATGCCAGACGCGGCAAGAATAAGGTGATTAGCCCCCAGCCCCCTGCCACGCCCAACCGATGAAAACGGCCCATATACCCCCGGTAAGG